CGGTCTATACGCTGGCCTGCCCCGCCTCCGGCCCGTTCCGCTTCGATTTGGGTGGCTTCCAGTTCCTTCTCGGTATCGGTTACGGCCTGACCACGGACGCCGCTGACGCCGGAACGACCGCCCTTCTGGCTGCCGACGTTCTCGGCCTGAATATCGCTTACGCCTGATGAATACCGACCGTCTCGCCCTTGTAGCAGACGAGTTCGCGCGGGCCGTAGGCCGCAGCACGGACGAACTGAATAGCCAACGCGAGAAGGCGCTTCAGTACGTCAAGGGTGTGATGGATGACGTGCCGTCGTTGCCGGGGCGTTCCTCGGCGTGTTCGACGGACGTGGCCGACGCAATCGAAATGGTCATGCCTGATCTGATCGAGATTTTCACGGGCGAGGACATTGCGACGTTCATGCCGGTCGGCAAGGACGACGAAGAGGCGGCGCAGCAGGAGACCGACTACGTCAAACACGTCTTCTTCGAGGAGAACCCCGGCTTCCTGAACCTCTACAGCGCGATCAAGGACGCGGTCACGATCAAGACCGGCGTCTTCAAGGCGTGGGGTGAGGAGTACGAGGAGCCGGAGGAGGAGTTTGAAGACCAGTCGATCATGCAGTTTGCCTCGGCGGTGCAAAAGTACGGCGACCGGGTCGAACTGAAGTCCGAGCTTGGGGACATTGACGACCCTGAAGGCACGGTAGACTTCTGCATCCGCAAGAAGGAGAAGTGGCGCGCGTGCGTGATGGCGGTGCCGCCCGAAGACTTCGGCGTATCGAAGGACACGGTGCGCCTGTCGGAAAGCCCCTATTGCTTCCACAAGACCCGCCTTCGCGCCTACCAACTGAAAAAACGCGGGATTGACGCGGCGCTGGTCGATAGCCTCCCGGCTTATGGCGTCATCGACAACCAGGTGGCCGAAGCGCGCGACCGGGTTGATGAGAACGTGGACGACCGGGGCGGGCTGGGCGATCACCGCATCGTTGAGGTCGTCGAGCATTACCTTGACGGCCCTGACGGTCGTTACCGCGTCCTGACGGACGGCTCCTCGCTTCAGATGCTTGAGGAGGAAGAGCATCCCGACGTGCCGTTTGCGGCAATCACGCCGTACCTGGTGCCCCACCAGTTCTACGGCGAGTCCGTCTCCGACCGCCTGATCGAAATCCAGAAGATCAACACCGTCCTGACCCGCATGACGCTCGACAGCGGCTATTTCGCCCTGAACCAGCGAATGTATGTCAACATGGACAAGGCGAACGATTGGACGATCTCCGACCTTCTCCGCAACGAGCCGAACGTGCCGGTGCGGGGCAAGGGGGACAACGCCATCGTACCGCTGACCTCGGGTGGTCTGAGCTTCGACACGCTCTCGGCCATCGAGCATTTCTCCACGATGGGTGAGAAGCGGACTGGCATCGTTCGCAACGCGCAAGGCCTGAACCCTGACACGCTGCACGACACGGCGCGGGGCGCTTTGGCGCTTATGTCGGAGTCGCAGAAGCGCGTTCGCCTGATTGCCTCGATCCTCGCTCATACGGGGATTAAGGACATCTTCCTGATCCTGCACAAACTGCTTCGCCAGAACGCGACGCAGGCCGCAACGGTTCGGCTGCGTGGCAAGTGGGTTGACGTTGACCCGTCTAGCTGGGGCAACCGCTCCGATATGGTCATCGAAATCGGCACCGGCTCGGCGGGCAAAGAAGCCGAACAGATGCGTATGCAAGCCGGTCTGGCGACCATGCAGGAAATCGTCGGGATGCAGGGTGGCGTGAGCGGGCCGCTGGTGACGCTGGACAACATCCACGCCTATCTGAAGCGGTATTTCGAGAAGGGTCTCGACTTCAAGTCCGCCGACCCGTTCCTGACCGACCCTGCCGAGCAAGAGGGCCAGCCGCAAGAGCCTAAGCCTGACCCGGCGATGCTGGAGGCTCAAGCCAAGCTCCAGATGGCGCAGCAAGAGGCGCAGGCCAAGCAGGAACTCGCGCAACAGCAGGCGATGGCTGACGTGCAACTGGCCCAGGTACGCGCACAGGCTGACATTGAGACGGCCCGTGCGATTGCTCAAGAGAAGTCCGCACTTGCCCGTGCCGAAGCTGAGGAGCGCGCCTTGCTGAAGCGTCAGGAGAACGCGGAAGCCATGCAGATGAAGCGCGAAATGGCCGCGTTCGACCTCCAGCACAAACGCGATGTGGCGCAGGTGGAGTTGGACCAGCGGGCGCGTGAGATCGAGCTAGAGGCCCAACTGAAGGCCGCAGCTATCCGCATGAACGCGGAGAGCGAAAGCCAGAAGATCGATGGCTCCACGGTCGGGGGTGAACCCGGATGAACGCTTCCGAAACCGTCGCTCTCGGTGCTGCCGCAAAGCAGGCCCTCGACATCCTCGACCCGGCAATGGACGCGGTGAAAGCCCATATCGTTGCCAAACTGATCGCCACGTCCCCGGCTGACACGGCCAACATTCTCGGCCTTCACGCCTCGATCCAAGCTGTGGACGCCGCGCGCCAGATGATCGTTGGCTACATCGCCAACGGACAGATTGCCGAGCTTTCCACCGAGGCTTAGGCCCCGGTCCTAGTCGCCAAGCCCTGAGCAGCGACGCCACCCCGAGAGACAATGTCTGACACGTCCCGGCAATCGAACCCCCGCATTTCTGGTCAGCGGATGCAAAAGCCCGCTTTGCGGAACTGCCCTACGAACTCCAGCTAGTCGTGCAGGAGAACGAAAAGGCAGGTTCCAAAGCGACCACGCAGAAGCTTGAAGAGGCTGCCCTCGCGAAGAAGGCGGCGGATGCTAAAGCGGAGGTTCTGGCCTCGCTTGCGGATCGGATTGAGGCGGCGGCTCAACAGGCCGAAACCACGTTCGCGAGCCGCTGGCAGGGCATGGGGCCAGCCGCATGGTTGAAGCTGTCACGCGAGAACCCCCAACAATACATCCAACTCAAGGCGCAGTACGAAGCCGAGCAAGATGCAGTCCAGCGGGCACAGACCGCCAAGGACGCAGCGGAGCAGGTGCGGCGTCAGACTTGGCACACCGAACAGGCTGAAGCTCTCAAGACCCTAGCCCCAGACCTGGTTGATCCGGTTCGCGGTCAGCAGAACCGCGAGGAACTGCGGACCTACCTGATCTCCAACGGGGTGGCGGAACAAGACATCGCCAACGTCGGCGCGCTGGAAGTCACCGTAGCTTGGAAGGCCATGCAGTTCGACAAACTGCAAGCCCTGAAGCCCACCCTGAAATCACAGCCGAAAGCAGCCCTGCGACCCGCAGCGGCTCCCCCGGCAGTTCCCTCCGCACAGCGCGAAATCCAAACCCTCAAGAACCGATTTGCCCAGACAGGCAGTCGGGAGGACGCGGTCGCGCTCATGCTCGCTGAAGAGCGAGTGAAAGGCAAAAAATAGATGACCGTTCCTTCGAATACGCAACAGACCTACGCGACCGTTGGCAATCGCGAAGACCTCGAAAACAAGATTTACAAGATCGCCGCCAACAAGACCCCGTTCACGTCGAACATCGGCAAAGAGAAGGCGTCCTCGACCTATCACGAGTGGCAGACCTTCTCGCTGCGTAGCCCGTCCGGCGACAACAAGCAGGTGCAGGGCGACACGACCGCCGCCACCGCCGTCAAGACCACGACTCGCGTTGGCAACCGCAGCCAAATCTTCAAAGAAATGGGTTCGGTCTCGGGCACCCAAGAGGCGATGGACCATGCTGGCGTCGCTTCCGAACTGGCGTGGCAGAAGGTCCAGAAGGGCGAGGAACTGGCGACGGACATTGAAGCCCGTATGCTCGGCAACTATGCCTCGGTCGTGGGTGATGCCTCGACCGCTGCTGAATCGGCTGGCGCTCTGGCATGGCTGTCGTCCAACGTCTCTCGCGGTGCGGGCGGCTCCTCGGGCGGCTTTTCGGCTGGCATCGTGGCCGCTGCCACCAACGGCACCCAGCGGGCCTTCACCGAAGCCCTGCTGAAGACCGTTCTGGCCTCGGCGTTCAACAACGGCGCGCGTCCCTCGCAAGCCTATATGAGCGCCACCCAGAAGCAGCAATTCTCGGCCTTTACCGGCATCGCTGACATCCGCAAGGATGCTGGCAACGGTCAGGCCACCATCGTTGGCGCTGCTGACGTGTACGTCTCGGACTTCGGTTCGATCTCGACGGTTCCGGTCCAGTACGGCCTGACCCGCGACGTGCTGCTGATCGACCCGGAGTATTGGGCGGTTGGCACCCTGCGTCCGATGAAGGACGAAATGCTCGCCAAGGTCGGTGACGCGATGCCCTTCCAGATCATCGCTGAAAAAACTTTGGTGTGCAGGAACGAAAAAGCCTCGGCGGTCATCGCTGACCTGACCTGATCGAACTGAGGGGGTGGGGCAACTCACCCCCTTTTTCCATTCACAACCGAAAGGGCCTGATGTGGCCAAATCCCAAGCAGAATTTCGCGGCGCTAATGCCGGTGATGTCGCAATTGTAGATGACCCCATTGTTCGTGTGCGCGTGCTTGAAGCCGGGGACGGCAAGATCAGCACCGGCAACCACACCAACCGTGGCGGTGAAGAGCTTTACGAGTACGAAGACCAGTTCGATTGCCTCAAGAGCATCGCTGACGGCCTCCGCGCTCGCCACTATGTCGAGATCGTCAAGAAAGCCGCTGAGAAGGCTGCCTAATGAGCGGCTGGCGGTTCGGTCGCCAGGATAAGGACGGCATCGTCAAACACTGGCGACCGGACGGCTCGGGCGGCATCGAGGTCAAAATCTCGCAGGACGTGGCCCCGCTTCTGGACCGCAACCGCGCGATGGCCAACCACAACGACGGATATACCGAGAGCCGGGAAATGCGCCGCGTGGCGTCTGTCCCGGCCATCGTCCGTCAAAAATGGCTGATCGAGGAGGGCTGGGACATGATGGACCCGGCCCACGCCGACAAGCTGGCCCGCAAGCTCAATGACCCGGATTGGGCCTATCTCCGCACGGCTCCGGGCCGTCTCGGCGTGTCGAATGGGGTGATGCGATGAGCCTCGACACATACACTGGCCTGAAGGCCTCGATTGCCTCCACGCTCAATAAGACGAACTTGACCGCGTCTATCCCTGACTTCATCACCTTGGCCGAAGCCGTGATGGCGCGGGAGATCACCTCCATCGGTCGGGTGGACAACTACGCCGACGTTGAGATTGACGAAGCCGGCTGGCGGCTTCCGTGCAGCGCCGATGAAATCGCCTCGGTGACCTATGCCGGAAACCCGCTGACGTACCTGTCCCCGGATCGGGTGGGCGAGGTCGTCAGCACTAATCCGGGCTTTTACACGGTGGACGGCCAGGTTCTCCGGCTGGCCCCGACCGGCACGGTCACGATCCGGCTCACGAAGAGCTTCTGTCCGCTGTCTGCCTCGGTGCCGTATAACTGGCTGCTGCGTGAGCATCCCGACGTGTACCTCTACGGCGCATTGCTTCAGGCCGCGCCGTTCCTGCGTGACGACGAGCGAATCCCGGTGTGGCGGTCGTTCTTCATCGACGCAATCAACAGCATCAATCAGCGCGAGATCAGACGCCAGATCGGCGGCGTTCTGCGTGTGCAATCCGGGCCGACTCCATGACCGCTATTACCTACACGGGCGCAACCCCCACGGTTGGCGCTGACGAAGACACATGGGGCACTGAACTCAACGTCTCTCTGGGGCAAATCGCTGCTGACCTGTCGATGCTCAACACGATGCCCGCCAATACGATCATGGGGCGCAACGAGGGCACGTCGGGCGAGGCTGAACGGCTGACCGTGACGGAAGCCACGGCCATGATTAATGCGGTCGTGGGGGCGTCTCAATCGGTCGCGGGCACGAAGGGTGCGGTTCCGGCTGCTGCGGCGGGTGATCAGCACAAGGTGCTGACCGGCGCGGGCACGTTTCAAGCGGGGTATGGCCGGGCGTTCGGCTGCATCATCACTTCGACCAGCGTAAACGGCTCAACCCCGACGATTGCAGCGGCGACGAACGTGGCCAGCATTTCCAACATCACCGAAGCGGGCGGCGTCGCGACAGCCGATCTGACGTTCACGAACGCGCTGCCCTCCACGTCCTATGCGGTCCACGTTTCCCGCAAAAATCCGACAGGGACAACCGAGGGCTACGACAACACCGCGACCGGCTCGGTGCGGATTTACTGGTCCACGCAAAACCCCGTCGTTATCTCGGTCTCCGGCTTTATCTGATGGGCCTTATCACGCTGGACATCCCTCCGGGGGTCTATCGTAACGGAACGCGGTATCAGGCCTCGGGGCGTTTCTACGACGCGGACCTGTGGCGCTGGCATGAAGGCACCGCTCGCCCGGTTGGCGGCTGGGTCACGCGTTCGTCGTCGGCCCTGTCCGGCAAGGCCCGCTGCGCTATCACTTGGGTCAGCAACTCCAACGCGGCATGGACGGGCGTAGGCACCCACTCCAAGCTCTACGCCGTGTCGCGCTCGGGTTCGGTCAACGACATCACGCCGGTCGGCTACACGGTCGGACTTGCGGATGCGGTCTATGGCGGCGGCTATGGTGAGGGGCTGTACGGTCGCGGGCTTTACGGAACGCCGCGCCTCGGCTCGACCAACATCATCCCGGCGACGGTGTGGGCGCTGGATACCTGGGGCGAGTATCTGGTCGGCACCGCAGGCTCGACCATCTACGAATGGCAACTGAACGCCTCCACCGTCGCCGCGCCTATCTCCGGCGCTCCGACTGCCGAGTCGATCTTTGTCACCGCTGAACGCATCATGGTCGCCCTTGGGTCGGACGAAGACCCCCGCGCGGTCGATTGGTGCGACGCGGAGGACAACACCGACTGGACGCCCTCCTCCACCAACCTTGCGGGCGGCAAGCGGCTCCAGACGAACGGCTCGCTTCAGAGCGGGCACCGGGTGCGCGGCGGGAACCTGATTTTCACCGACGTGGACGTGTACTTTATGAAGTACGAGGGCCTGCCCTTCGTCTATTCGTTCGACCAACTCGCCACGGGCTGCGGGGTGATCTCCAAAAACTGCGTCGCGACCGTTGACGACAAAGCCTATTGGATGGGCACCAACGGCTTCTGGACCTACAACGGCTACGTTGACGACCTCCCTTGCGAGGTGTCGGACTATGTGTTTTCGGACATCAACACGGTTCAGATTTCCAAGGTTTCGGCGTGGCACAACTCGCTCTGGGGCGAAGTCTGGTGGCACTACCCCTCGGCGGACTCCCAAGAGTGCGACCGCTATGTGTTCTACAACTACCACGAAAACCATTGGGGCATCGGCACCCTTGCCCGGCTCTGCGGCGTTGACCGGGAAGTCCTGCAATTTCCCCAACTGGTCGGGGCGAACGGCTACGTCTATTCGCACGAAACCGGAGACCTGAAGGACGCTCGCCAGCCGTTCGCCA